TTCTATCAGATATACCATTAACTACTATATCTACAAACTTAGGTATAATAGGTACTGGTTTCCAGTCTAAATTAAGATATGATAAATCACCGTTAATAGATAATTCATCTTTATATTTTTGTATACTTTGCTCGCCTCTAGCATATAATCTTAAATCATTATATCGTTGTCTAGAATTGTAGTATTTTGTTGAACCAGAATCTTTCTTAAACCATTCACTTTCTATAGCACGACCAACTTGGGTGCCATACTCTATGCTAGATTTTTCTGAATCTGACACAGCGTGACTTGGAAAAGAGCTTTTTGGTTTTGTTTTAAATGCCATTTATTCTATAATTTTCGATGTTGTTCCTTTATTGTTAAATTTAGACAGTCCAAATTTTACTGTTAATTTTGTTTTATCCGCAACAGGTTTGTATAAATTCTTATTACAAGCCATTATTGCTAAACCAGAGCTAATAGTAGCATCGTACTTAGTTCTGTTATTTATATTAAATTTAGACCAATCATTTAATGTATTACTAAAATACATATCTCCATAACCTAAATCTTCTTTTAATCCAACATATTTTTGTATGTATGTTTCAATAGCCGCAGCGTGTGCTTGTTTTATATCTTCACTTGAATTAGGTATACCACCTATTTCTTTTTCAGTAATTGATAATTTATATAAAGTTTTATCAGGTCTATTCATAGAGAAACCTCTATAACCTCTTCTTTTAAAATAATACAATAATCTAGGTTTATTGTTTTCTGCAAGTAGCGGCATACCATAAAAATGACAAGCCATTAAAACATCTTCAAAAAATATCTCTGCTGTTTGAGGCCTAGATATATATTCTAAAAAAAATAAATTTGGTGGACAATCGTCCATTGTAAACTTAGTTAAACCGTGTAAAGAGCCTTTTGATCCTCTACCGTCTACAGTTCCTGATATATCATATGAGTCACATCCAAAAGCTCCCATATGTTCGTTTGCAGGATATTTAGCTCCGTTTTTTATTAAAACTCTATTCTGTTGATCTTCTTTTGGAACCCAAGATACTAAAAATCTACCTTGTTTACTGGGTACAAACATTACTTGTGTATCTTGTATACCTTCTTTCCAATGAAAATTACCTTGTGTAATAACGCCTGAATATTTTAAACCTTCGTTATAATCTATTTGTTCATAAATCTTAGTTAGATTAAATAAAGATCGTTTTGTTTCATCTCTGAACGCGTGTTTTTCGGTGCGAGGAAACTGTCTATATAACTCATTAAGAGCGTCAGGATCATCTTTAAGGCCATCTACTTCATTCTCCCAGTGCTGTATGACACCGATTTCAATCTTTTGACCATCGATTCCCTTAACTTGTTGTTGCGGAGTGTCAAAGACAGGGTGTCCATAAGTATCAATGTATCCTTCGTAGTTCCACTCCATAGGTATAAACAAAGAATATAGTCCTGAGCTAGTCTGTCCGTTGCGGTTTCTTTTTGTAACGTCTGAGTCATAATATATTTTTTTGTAATTTCTACCACCTTTATCAAGAGCATTGCTCGTTGATCCCATCATACATTTACCTATAATTCTACTACCTAATCTTAACGTTGTTTTTGTAACCCTCCAGTTGTTGAGGATGTTTTCTGGTTTTTCCCATTTACCCGCCTCATCATGTACAAGTAGCGCGAGTTTTTCCCCGTCATAAGAGTTGTCTCCCGTGTTTTTCCAATCAATAGTTGTATCGAGTCCAACGATTTCTTCAATCTGTTCATTATTGTCAAGTTTTTTTCTAGTAAATCTTGACGCTGGTACCCTGTACGCGAGTTCCGTTTTCGGTCTGTCCATACCGTCTTGGATCGGCTTGAAGAAGAACGGGTAATTAACTGAGATTGGTACGATTTTATCGGTAAACATTTTTTTAGCATCGGCCCCAGACTTTGATAAGACGCCGAATCTAGCATCGCTCGATATTGTGGCCATGTTAACAGTTTCGCCCGATGCCATAAAAGAGAATCCTGAACGTCTGTTCTTAAGATAACACATTCCGTAGCATCTTGTATCTGCTTTGCAAGCTTCCCAGAATATGAAGAATAATCTGTTTGCTTCCCTAAAATCTGCTTGCCCAACATCAATCTTTGACCATTGCAAATACATGTAGTGAGTACCAGTAAGATAGGTAGGCACACCTTTGTTATAAAACCAGAAGCCTTCATCTCTTCTTTTAAATTCTTCATCTATATAGTCGTATAATTTTTCTTTAAATTGAACTGGATATGTTTTCCAATCAAATATTGTTTTGATTTGTTTTATTTCTTTTTTGTATTTAAATACTTCCCAATATTGTTCTAATTTTTTATTAGATCTTTTATATGGGTTATCGACTAAAGGTAAAGCTATTTGTAAATTTTGTATTTCATATATTTCACCTATCTGCCCTGTTTTAGATATAACAATAATATCGTGTTCTTTGTTATAACCGTATTCCCATTTTTTAGATTTATTTAATCTTTTTATTACATGGGGTTTGATAGGTTCTATTATTTTATATAAAGTTTGCTTGTACATTATTTAGATCTTCTTTCTGCAAACCCACTAAAAGTTTTTTCTTTTTTATCAACTTGTCTATTATCTAAAATATTATTTTCTTCTTCAATACGATTAAGTATTTCAAAAGCATCAAATATAGCTAATTTTTTAGTTGCCGCAGCATTTTTTAATCTATCAGCTGAAACATCATCTTCTGAATCAACAATTTTTTCTTTTGCTACTTTAATAAGCTCTTCAACTGCTTTGTGCCCAGCTTGGATTATACTCAACTTCGTTTCCTTGACGTTCATATTTAATTACAATATCATTAGATTTCATACAATAAAGACGCTTGCCATCTACAACAAACTCAAACTCTCCAAAAGGTTTATATCCTATAACGTCTCCCTCGGTTATTTCTAGCGCTTCTAACGCACTATTACCGTATTTTAATACTCCAATAAGGCCTTGTTCTAACCAGTTATGTGTTTTGACTTCATCTCTAAGTGGTGCTACAAAACATCTATCATTAAAAGACATCCATTTATTGTTTCTTTTATAAAGATATATTTGATCTTTGTTTACAAAATATAAACCATCTTTAAAATATGATTTGCTATTTTTTTCATCACCTTTTATATTATACCATCTTCTAAAAACATTATGATGAATCATAATTAAATCGCCTTTTTTTATTAGAGTTTTATAAGCTAAAGGAACTTGTATAACTTTAGCTATATTGTTAACTGATTTAAAGGTTTCTATCTGAGTGTTTATTATAAGGCTTTTGTCACCAACTTTAACTTTATTATTATATCGTTCACCATAAGGTTTAACAATAAAATCAAATAAACTTTTCATTAGTATTCTAAATCATACTCAACGGATATTGCCATGTTAGAATTAAATTTTTTCCATGGCAATACCTCGTCATTTTTTTTAATAAAAATATTATAAGAATTGTCTTTAGAATCAGAAAGTATATGTGATATTGTATGACCACCATATACCAACTGCCCTACTGAGTAGTGCATTGCATCGGTTTTATAGTCAGAACCAATACTTATCTTTCTAATTACAGATGACATTATTTCTTATCTTCTTCCTTTTCAATTGGAGTAAAAGATCCATCTTCTAAATTAATATTAATAGATCCATACTCTTTTTCTAACTCTTTTTTAAAGTCTTCAGTTTCTTTATTAACTTCATGAAACTTAGCTAATATTGAGGTTTTTTGGGCTTCTAAAAATCCAACTTCATTTAAAAGCTTGTTTAAGTCTTTTTGAAAGTCTTGAATTTTTTTCAGTTGGTCTTCGGTAATCATTTGTTTTACTTCACTCATTTTATTAAATTTAATTATTTGCCTATTGATTTAAATTTTTCAGCACCACGAGAACCGAAATAGGCAACATAAACGGTTATCAATAGTGATTTTAAAAGGTCAATCCAGCCGGTGTCAATACCAAAAGCTATATCAAACCCATCTAATAGAATAAAAATTACAAGAGATATAGTTAAAAATATTAATGTCATTGGACGTGTGTTTTTACTAAGCCATGAATCGCTTTTCATATCACTTTCCCAACGTTTTGAAACCTCTTGTAGTTCTATTGTATCTTGCTCTAATAGTTTTAAAGCAGTTTCTTTATCTTGCGGTGGTAAGTCTGGATCTTTATCTATAAGATTTTTAACCATACCCAGTGCACCACGATCGGGTAGTATATCTCCTATTACATTTATAATACCTGATTTACCTAATAGGAATTTACCTACTTTAGTTTCTTTAAATTTCTTTTTAGGTTTTGACATATTTATCCTGCTTTATAAGCGGGTTTTTCCCACGGTAATTTTTTATTACTCTCGTTAAATTCTTTTCTTGGATATTTTTTACCTTTCCAATATACATTTTCATCATCATAATCTAACTCTCCACTTTTCATTTGATCTATATGTACGTTTTCATGATCAATAGTGTCTTGAATTTCTATTGGATCGGTTAAATTTTTGTTTAACAAAATATTTCCTCTTTTATCAGCTCTACCCATTACATTTTCTTCCATAGGCATATTGACTATTGGAGTTGCATTTTTTTTATAAGGTGGAACTAATTTAAAACTCATTTTCTTGGAAACATTTTATTTAATGCTGTTTTACGCTGCTCACAGCCACAGGGTATGTTTAAACCCCGTGAAACTGTGTCAACGAGTTTTTTGATTCCAGTTGCTTTGGTGAATTTTTCAATATCGTCTCCTAAGCCTCTAGATTTCATTATGAAATAGCAACTTGGCTAAATACTACAAAGGTAAGGGCTTGACCAGTACCACTAACTGTAGCTGGCACACCGCCTACTTTTGATACACCGTTACCTGGATTTCCAGAATAAGCATCTAAAAGAGCATCTAATACTGAGAAACCACTTGCAGCAGCAGTGTGAGTAAGTTGTAATTCAACACCATCTTGCATGATGATTGCTGATTTTGTTGTTGGATTTGTTTGAGGAGCTCCAACAGTTCCTTGGTGAATTAATACGATGTCGCCTTTATCAATTACAAATTTATTTGTATTTGATGTTGCAGCTGATCCACCTGTGATTGGTATTTCTAAATAACCTCCCATAATAATTGTTTTTTATTTGTTAATAATTAATTGTTAATTGGTATACTCGTAATGGTTTGTTGGTTTTATTTTTTCTTTTTTCCTAGGAATTTTTCTGGTTGTTGAAGAACATCA